GCGTCACGCGGGAGGCAGAGGGCGCGCTAGTCGACAGCTCATACAGGCGCATCCCGTGGTCGTATGACGTGCGCGTTGATGGGGCGGCGTGGGCGTGGTGGCCGGTCTGGATTGTCTGGGCGTTGGTATACGGAGCCGGCCGGCTGAACGGCTACGCGAAGCGGCTGGCGTGGAGAGCAGGCGCATTGCGGACGCCGGACGGGTACGTGTTGCGCTGGCGCGATCTCCGGGGGGCGCGATGAGCGGCCGGGCGGTCGCGGTCGGCGTGACGCTGGAGGAGGCGGTCGCGGCGCTCCAGGCGGCCGTTGTCGCGCGGGCCGGCCTGACGCTGACGACGCTCCCGCTGCGGGACCAGGCCGTCGTGCGAATCGGTGACGTCGAGCTGCACGTGCGTGAGGCGGAAGTCGTTTATACGCAGGAGCGGTTCGAGACCATGACGCGTGGCGACGCGGACCGGCGCTACGGCCATACCGGCATGTTGCACAGGACGGAGGTGCGTCTCGTGGTATTCGGGTGCGTGCCGGCTGCGGCGTTCCGTACGCCGTTGTCGGTCAGTGTCGCCGGTTATCGGTTCCAGATGATCGTGACACGGGCAGAGACGCGGTGCGCGCCGGGGTCGCTGGTTGAACAGGTGCTGTATGGCGTCTCTATCGGCCAGCCCGAGCGGGGCGACGAGCCAGCCCAAGTTGATGCGATGGCGGGCCGCGCGATCTCGCTGGATGGGGTGCCATGTCGACGGTGACGGAGCTGCTCGCGCACGCGATCCTGGACGAGCTGCGGCAGCGGCGTGCGTATCTCGACAAAGCTGAGGCGCTGTCGAGCGTGACGGTGACGGTACGGTTCCGGGACCGGCCGACGACGCGTGTATGGTCCGTCGAAGTATCCGACCAACGGAACGTAGCGCATCGGAGCGGCGGGAGGAGCGAGGGGCCGCAGTAAAGCGACGGAGTAAACGGCTATACGTACGTTCGGATGCGAGCGTATACTAGGGGCCGTCAGTTCGGACGGAACAATCCGGTCCCGCGGTCGGACCAGAGACGCCGCAGCGTTTCCCAGAGGTGGGGGCGCTGCGGCGCTTTTGCTTTTCCGGGGTATCAGGACGAAGCGGGGGGAAGAGACCATGAGCGATCATCAGCCGCCAGAGACGACGCGCAAGCTGCTGTCGAGTGACGTCGAACCGCAGGAGGGTCGGCTTGTCAAGTTCACCGTGACGATGTCGGTGCCTGACCGCGAACGCGACGTTGTCGAGTCGAGCGGCGCGGACTTGGAGAACTTCAGGCGTAACCCGGTAATTCAATGGGCTCACATGTACTCGCAGCTTCCTATCGGGCGTGCGGTCGAGATCCTGCCTGGGCCGACGAGCATTCAGATGGTGATTGAGTTCGCGACGGCTGACCTGAACCCGATGGCTGATCAGGTGTATCGGCTGATCAAGGCGGGCTTCCTGCGTGCGTGCAGTATTGGCTTCCGACCGCTGGAGTGGGCGTATGACGAGACCCGCAAGGGCTACAACTACCTCCGCTGGGAACTCCTGGAGGTGTCGGTTTGCCCTGTGCCCGCCCTACCCGGCGCACTTGTCTCCGCATCGGCGGCGGCGGATCTCGGCGTGATGAAGGACTGGGCGCAGCGCGCGCTGACGTGGGTCGAGCAGGCCGAGGCGGAGAGCGAGACGGACGTGGTGGGCAAGGGCGTCTCGCCGAAGGACGTGAGCAAGGAGCGCGCGCCGGAGGGTGAAGCGTGGAAGGCGCCGAAGCTGGCGGACTTCACGGACCAGACGTGGGATGAGATGGACGCGGCGATGAAGCGGAAGGTCGCGGGACACTTCGCCTGGTGTGCGGAGATGCCGCCGGCGGCGTTCGCGTCGTGCAAGCTGCCGCATCACCGGGCGAGTGATGGGAAGGTGGTGTGGCGCGGCGTGGTCGCGGCAGTCGCGCGGCTCGGGGCGACGGACCTACCGAGTGATGACGTGGGCGCGGTCAAGGCGCACCTCGCGAAGCACTTTCTGGCGTTTCGTCCTGCCGCCGATCTGCCCGATGCGCTGAAGGGCGTGCCGTGGGAGCGCGACGATGTCGGCTGGAAGGCGTATGCGAAGGCAGCGCAGCGCGCGCAGCGGAAGGCTGGTGACGAGCCGGTAGCGGAGACCGTGCTGGCAGATCTGCTGGAGGACTTCGGGTTTGACGCCGAAGCCGAGGCGCTGCGCGTGGTGGAGCCCGACGAGAAGGCCATGCCCCCGGCGCCGGTCGAGGTGGTCGTCGTGCTCGATGACGTCGAGGTGCTTCGCCACGTAGTGCAGTCTGGCGATGGGCTGGTGCGGCTGGCTGTCGCATCCCCGGCACACGCAGTCGGTGTGTCTGAGCCTGTGCCTCCGGATGTCGAGGCTGCGATTCCGGCGGCACGGGAACTGCCGGCAGTGGTGCAGGATGCCGTGGTCGTGGATCTGTGTCGGCGTTCCGGCTTGGGTCTTGTGACGCGCGAGTGGATGCAGCTCGTCGCCGGGAAGGTGGCAGCGGCACATGAGCTAGTCGACGCGACACTGGCTTCGACGTGGGTCAAGGGCGAGGGCATTGCTGGCGAGGCCAATCAGGACGGCTGGGCGTTGCTGTTGCGAGATGAGGACGCGGACGGGCGGGACTACGCGGTGGTCCTGGAGGCGGAGGTGACGGCCAGCGACGACGAGCGATACGAGCTGGACGCGGAGCTGGTCGGCGTGGCGATGCGCGAGGCGCTGAGTGACCTCGTGGGTCGTGAGACGCGGGCCGCAATCAACGCCCTGCGTGGGCGGATCGACTGAAGGAGAGATGACCATGAGCGACGAGAAGAAGCAGGGCATGACGCGGACCGAACTGGCCGAGTTCGTGTCCAGCCAGATCCGCACCTTCGTGGGATCGGAACTGGCGGAGACCATCAAGCGGAACATCGAGGAGTCGGTGGCGCCGCTGAAGCAGCAGGTCACGGACTGGGGCGCGAAGCTGCGGGAGCAGCCGAAGCAGCGCGCGGCCGTGCCGCAGGAGCCGGGGCTGGCGCTGGCGACGTGTGTGCGGGCGACGGCCGCCGCGAAGTTCAACGGGGCTGGGCCTGAAGGTGCGGTCGAGACCTTGCGGCGCTGGGGGCATGTAGACCTGGCGGACAAGTGGGCCGAGGCGAGGCAGAAGTCGCTCCAGGCGGGTGATGCGACGGCTGGCGGGTTCCTGGTGCCCGAGGAGTTCTCGACGGACTTCATCGCGTATCTGCGCAGCGCGACCGTGATGCGGAAGCTGGGCGTGCCGACGCTGCCGATGTCGAGTGGGACGATCAAGCTGGGCAAGGGCACGGCCGGGGCGACCGCCTACTACGTGGGCGAGTCGACGAACGCCGTGAAGTCGCAGATGGCGACCGGGCAGTTGACGTTGACCTTCAAGAAGCTGATCTGCCTGACGCCGATCTCGAACGACCTGCTGCGGTATGCGTCGCCGGGTGCGGACACGATCGTGCGCAACGACCTGACGCTGGCGATGGCGGTCAAGGAGGATTCGGCGTTCATCCGGGGCAACGGCACGGACGGGTCTCCGCGCGGCCTCTACTACTGGGCGCCGGGCGCGAACCGGATCCAGGCGAACGGGACGGTCAGTCTGCAGAACGCATCGACGGATCTCGGGAAACTGATGCAGCAGTTGCATGCGGCGGACGTGCCGATGCTGAAGCCGTGCTGGGTGATGGCGCCGAGGACGAAGAACTTCCTGATCACGATTCAGAACACCAACGGGGCGTTCGTGTTCAAGGATGAGATGGCTGGCGGGACGCTGTGGGGCTATCCGTATGCGATCACCACGGGCGTGCCGACAAACCTGGACGTGAGCGGAGCCGGGACGAACGACGAGAGCGAGATCTACTTCTTCGACGCGGCGCAGGCCGTGATCGGCGAAGCCGCGTCGATGGTCGTGGACGCCTCGCAGGAGGCGGCCTACTACGACGGGGCGTCAGTGCAGGCGGCGTTCTCGCGTGACGAGACGGTCGTGCGGGCGATCGCGGAACACGACTTCGCGATGCGCTACGACGCGGCGATCGCGGTGCTGACGGCCGTCGACTGGGCGCCGGGCTCGGTGTGATGACGGAGTAGGAGACGGGGGCGGGGCGCCGTAGGGTGCCCTGCCGCTTCACAGAGAACGGGCACGGGACAAGAGGAGAGCAGACATGATCACACGAGACGTTGGACAGTTGAGGACGGTCCTCGGCTATGCGCAGGGCGTCAGCACGGTGACGGCGACGAACGACGGCGCCGAGGGACCGGGGACGATGTCCGGGGCGACCATCATCAAGTCGTTCTCGCAGTTCGCGGCGTCGTGCGGGTCGCTGAACGGCGACAGCACGGCGAACCTGGTGGCGGGTAAGATCATCGACCGCCTGGGGCTGGGGCGCGGCTACAACGCGGTGAACGTGGGGGCCGTCGCGCAGTTCGAGATCGGCACCACGACCAAGGACACGAAGTTTGCGGCGGTGAGTGCGTGGCTGTATCACAGTTCCACGACCTGCGCCGACGACTTCGATCGGTTCTCGACGGATCGCGAGAAGTCGCGTGGCGTGGCGTTCGTCGGCTACGGGCCGTCGACGACCTCGACGCTAGCCTCTGGCTTCATGGCGACGTCGACTTCAGTCGGCACCTGGGGCACGTTCACGGCGACGGCGACGGGCCGTGCCTGGGCGGACTACGACGCAGCCTACGACCTGACGGGCGCCGGGCGCTACCTCCGGCCGTATGTGCTGGTGGAGAGCTACGCCTCCAGTTCGGGCGGGTCGCAGGCGACGGGCGTGGCCGTGGCGCTGACGTTCGGGTCGCCGGACGAGGCACCGCGCACGACGACGTCGACGGGCCTGGCCGGCGAAGGCACCGCCTTCATCAGCTCGTGAGGGCTGAGCGATGTTGGTGACGGTTGAGGTGATGGAGCCGTTCACGCTCGGGCGCGGCGCGCTGTTCGCGTCGGGTGAGCGGCTCCGTCTTGATGACGAGAATCCGGTCCACCAGATCGCGTTCACGCGACACTGGGTGCGGCGGGTCGAGCGTCGGGCGATCCCGACGCCGCCCGTCGACCGGATGGTCCAGGAGCCGGCAGCGGATCGGATGCTGTCGGCGCCCGTGGTAGCGAAAGCGCCCGCGCCTGTCGTGGCGGACACGACGGGCCGGGCCAGTGACCGGCGAACGAAGCGGAAGTGGAGGCGGTAGCCAG